AGTGCTGCATAATCAGATGCAGACTCAGTTGGTCAATAATATAGACACGATCAACTACATGAATTCGTTTGCCTTTTCCAACCCTGTTACTGAAGAGATTTGGTTTTGTATTCCACAAGTCAATCATGTGTTGCCTAATATAGCTTTTGTTATTAGTGCGTCTGATGGACTTGTGTCTATGCGGAGTATTCCAGACACAACCACTGGCTTAGCGTTTGGGCCTAACCTACAAGTGCCTATCCTTTGGAGCAATGTTCTTGGTGGCTGGGATCAGAACCCAAAGAACTGGACGTATGACCCAACATCTATCTTCTCAAGAACGATTGTCAGCACCAATAATGTTAATAGTGCCATTATCTCTTTAGAGCTTGATGATGCTACTACCACCCAAAATACTATTTTAGAGCGCTCAAGTTTTCCGTTAGAAGGGCAAGAGGTGGTAACGACTACCCAGAGCGTATTTCCCCACATTATTTCACAAGAACCGGTACTGATTCAGCTTGGCTCTCAGCAGTTTGTAGCTGGCCCAATATCTTGGAAAGCACCGGTATCTTTTGACCCTAATACCATGCGTAAGGTGGATATAAGGACAACAGGCAAGCTACTCTCATGGCGTATCTATTCAACGGGTACGCTGCCTTTCACATTAACAGGGCTAGACATTCAGTATGTTGTCAATGGAGTTAGATAATGGAACAACCGCCTGCCAGCACTGATACCCAGTTGACTGAATACCTAGTTAGACAGCTTACAGGACTTGAAAACAAGTCACTGCAACTGGGTAACTTAGAAATGTTAACCGCACTACCAGCACGTCCTGTGGTAGGTAAAATCTACTATTTCAAGAATATTATATCACCAACCATTACAGTAGAAGGTGTGTGGGTTTATAAATCAACTGGTGTATGGACGTTACTAGGATGAGTTTAAAAATAATAACAGTACACCCTGATTATGTTAATCAGACTTGGCCTTATGTAGAACGTTATATAGAGTCAGCATTATCATATTCAACTGGTGACTATGATACAGCAGAAATAAAAGTCATGCTAACACAAGGCAGTTGGCAACTTCTTGTTGTTACAGATGATAATGAAAAAGTACATGGCGCGATAGTTGTATCATATTTTAATAGACCAACTGATAGAGTTGCATTTGTTGTAGCTATTGGTGGTAGGTGCATTATAACCAAAGATGGTTTTAGCAAGTTTGAAGATATACTTAGACAAAATGGTGCAACATCCTTAGAAGGTTCAGGTCGTGAGTCAATAATAAGATTATGGCACCGTCATGGTATGACACAGAAATATGTAGTAACAGGTAAATCACTCAATAAATTAGGAGAATAGCATGTCAGGTGGCGGAAATTACTCACAGAGTAAAGCAAATAATCAAAGCAATTTTGGTCAATCAATACCTCAATGGCAAGTTGACGCGTTTACCAAGCTGTTTGGTGGAGCCGCGGATACGGCTGGAAGCGTTGGTAATTCTATTAATAAGCAGATGGGTGGAGTGCAAGACTACATTAATAGGACTAATCAGTCGGCAATGCCAGAATGGCAGAACCAGTTAAATGGTGGTGTTTATCAAAATATGGATAACGCCAATAAGTTATCCGAATCATTGCAACAATCTCTAAACAGCCCTACCAATACCCAAAATATATATTCTCAGATGATGGGCGGCAATGGTAATAACTATGCTGACGCTATGAAGGCTGGCTATACAGCAGATGCTAATCGTGCAACTGATAACATGCTGGCTAATCTTGATGCAAGATCAGCGGCTTCTGGTATGTCAGGTGGTTCACGCCATGGCGTAGCAACATCACAAGGCATGTACGACATTAACAGTAATCTGCAAAATAACTTAGCCAGAACAGGTTATGAAACTTTTGATAAAGACTTGCAGAATAAACTAGGAATTGCTCAACAGGCAGACCAAGGCACTCTTGCACGTCAACAAATGATGTCAGGCATGTTGGGCGCTCAACAAGGTGTTCAGACTGGTGCATTAGGGCAAGGGCAGAACATGCAAAATCTAGGCATGGGATCATTTGCACCCGGCATGATGCCTTGGCAAAATATTAGTAACTGGGCCAATTCCCTTGGCTCCCCAACAATTTTAAACTCTGGCAATAGTTCTGGAAATAGCAGTGCGATGGGTATGGGTATGGGTGGTGGTAAGTAATGAAAAGAGTCTATGTATTAACGTACTGTAAAGATATTGGGCAGCTATACGGAGCATTACTTGTATTTGATACAATTCGCATTGGGTTCCCAACCGCAGAGATTATAGTGGTTGATAATAATAGTATTCCTGAAGCAGTTATAGAGATAGAAAAGGCAGCACGGAAAGTTAATGCTCGATTTATTAAGCTAGAAAATGAAGTGTTCCACCATGAGTATTTACGCTTTATTTTAAATTCTGAAAATGATGAATCTCAAATATATCTGATAGACCCTGATGTAATTTTTTGGAAAAATGTAGAAGCATTTACAACAGATAAGTTATTCGCTGGCAGATTAATACCAGAGTTCTTTGATGCTTATAATGCGGTCTTAACTAAAGCAAGGATACACACCTCTTTTCTGCATATCCCTTCTGCAAAGTTATTGAGAGAAAAAATAATCCCATTAGAAAATAAGTATCGTACAAATATTATCAAGGATACAACGCTTAAAACAAATGATGAGTGGGTAATGTGGGATACATTTGCACAAGTTTTTGAATGTTTACATAGTGATATTGAAATATTCACAGAAGAAAAGAATGAATGTTTTGACCATATATTTTGCGGCAGTCATTTAAATGTTTTAGCAAAAAAGCATCACCATTCAAGGATGCACGAAATACATCACCTAGCTATCGAAAATCCTCAAGAACTTAAGGGAATATGGAGAGAACAACACGAATTCTTTTTATCAACAATGACTGAGGGAAGCAAAAGTGGAAAATGAAACAAGTTTAATGTCAATGTTATTGGGCATGTTTAAAGGTGGAAATAGTAACGGGGGTGGTAAAGATCAGCAATATGCTGGTCAAAAGTATGCTACCCCACAAGATACTTCTGCTGGCTTGGTTGCAGGACAACCTAATGACCCCATGTATGGGCAGATGATGCAGCAGGCTATGCAAGGTCAAAATCAACAACAACCACAAAGACAACCAATGAGTGCTGCTGGCGTATTTCAAATGCCTCAAATGCCTGGCGCAGTTCATCCTAATGCAACATGGGATACTTTACTTCAAATGCTATCTGGAGGTGGCTAATGGGTCTCACAATACAAGATTTATTAAGCGGTGATATTGTTAAACCAAGACCACAACAGGATCAAAATTCAAATACTGGTCTTGGTACAATGCTTTCCTTTTTATCTCAAGGAGGACAGAATCAAATAGCATCAGTACCAAAGCAAGATAATTTTATGGATTCTGCATTTATGCAAAATACTATGAAAGATAGTGCAGATAGACGTGCTTCTGAACAATTAGCAATAGCATCAAAAGGATCATTGGATGAAATGATTTCACTTGAAACAAATCCACATAGAGTTGCTATGTTAAAGCAGCAGCAAGCATTTTTGAATTCTGGTAATCCAACTTTGCAAAAACTTGGAGTTCAAAATATTGGATCAATCATTAGTGGTATAATGCCAAGTTATACTCCAACAACTGTGCAGAAAAATATTAATGACCCAGAGGCATTAAAGTATTTAATTAACAAACAGAAGAGTGGAAAGACTCCTGTTGGAACAACAATGAATGATAAAGGTGAACTTGTCAATATGCCAATGGCAGGTGGAGGTACTTATTATGATCAACAAATGACTAAGCAACTTGCTCTTCAGAATAACACAAGTCCGTTAGAACAAGCAAATCTTGATTTAAGTCGTGAAAATTCCAGAAGGGCAAATGAAGCAGGAATACGTGCAGATGAGGCTGGAATACGTGCAGATGAGGCTGCTGCTTTAGCAGAAAAAAGATACCAAGAATCTTTAAGAAAAGATATACCACCTGCTCATAGAGCTGCTTTTAATGATAATAAATCAATGATTGATAACATTGATAAAGCTATCAAACAAGTAACTGATAATCCTGATGCATTTGGTTTGATGAATATATTACCTGAAAAGGGAACGCAGTATTTAGACCCAGAAGGTGTTACTCCACGTGCAGCAGTTGCAGGAATTGGCGCAATAAAAAGACATGATATGTCAGGTGCCACTATAACAGCTGCTGAGCAACCATACCTTGCTCCATTTATACCATCAACAGCAGATAGGTCAGATGCTATTATTAAGAAGCTGAACCAGATGAAAGAAACTATTAATAGTGAACAGGGTAATATTCAGAATATGTATTCTGATCCTGCTTTTAGGAATCAACCTTGGGTTAAAAAATCAGATTTACCAACTGAATCTGGTAAAACAATATCTGATAATCCTGATGATTATCCTGATTATGAATCATATAAAAATAGAGGTAAATAATCATGGCTGATTTAACAGAAGAAGAATTCAATGCTAGAAAAGCTGGACTGACATATAATGGTAAAGTTAGTAATGATAGTTTGCCTAGTAGTCCAAAGTTAGGTGATATTCATCAGATGGGTGATAAGACTTTGCAATATGATGGTAGTATGTGGATGGATGTTGATACTAGTTATAAACCAAAATTAACTATTGAATCAAATACTCAAAAACCAGATTTAACAGAGTCTGAATTTAAAGCATTGAAAGCTAGCAAATCTCAATCATTTGCACAACCTATACAATCTGATAGTCCTTTTCAGCCTAAAGAAACTGGTATGGGTAACTATATTGAAAATATGGCTCGTGGGTTATCTGGTGGATTTGAGAGTCAAGCTGCTGGACTAGCAGATACATTTGGTTTAGCTCCACAGAAATGGTTAGATAAAATAGAATCACAGAAAAGATGGATTGATGAAAATAAAGGTGCTGGTGTAGGGAAAATTGGTGCAGATGCTATAACAGGAACAGCAGCTAGTTTAGCATTACCTGAAATTAAGGCTGCTGGTATTTTAGCAAAGCCATTAGCTCAAATTGGGCAAGATATTGCATCAAGTGGCTTTTTAGGTTCATTACTAAATCCAGGTAGTACAGAAGATAGATTAAAATCAGGTGCTATAGATGCTACAGGTGCTGGTTTATTTAGCACAGGTGGTCAAATATTAAAACCAATAGTTCAAGGTGGAGTTGCTGGATATAGAGCAGTTCATGATTTGTTTAGTGATTCTGGTAGAATGTCTAAACTTGCAGAGTATGTTAGACAGGCAGTACCTGAAGGTGATATCAGTACTGTAATATCTAATCTTGAAAACTATAAACAATTAATTCCTAGCAGTGTAAAAAGAGGAATTAATTATAAGCCAACTGCTGCTGAAGTAGGACAACATACTGGTTTAAATACTTTGCAAAATTATGCTTCTAGTATAAATCCTGGTCAATATATATCTAGGGAATTGGAAAATATTGGCGCAGAAAGTAAACTAATGAATGCTGTTGCAGACCCTGAAAAACTTGCTTCAAAAATTGGATTTAGAGCTGCAGAAACAGAACCATTATATGATGCTGCTAAACAAACTATGGTTCCAGTTGATCAGGAATTAGTTCAGTTACTTAAAAGACCTGAGATGCGTAAAGCATTAAACAGAGCAATTACAACAGGTGCAAATAATGATATTACACCTCCAACAAGAGCTATGCTTAATCAGGTATTAAGTGGAAGAGGGAATCCTCAAATTAGTGGTGATGCTTTACATCATGTAAAACTTGGTATAGATAGTTTAATAAAAGATGCCAAAGACCCAAGAGCTAATTTAAACCAAGATGCATTTAAAGATATAAGAAGTGCATTCCAAGATTGGCGAACAAAAAATATGCCTGATTATGCACAGGCACAATTAAAATATAGGCAACTATCTAAACCAGTAAATAGAAGAAATGCTGCGCAAGAAATTATAGATAAAGTCTATCCACATGGTACTGCAGACCCAGCAGCATTGTATAGAACTGATCCATTAAAATTGGGAGACATAATAGCAGACCCAAATAAATTAGTTCAAGCAGGTACTGATTTTAAAGGCTCTACTTATGATAATACATTTACAAATAGACAAAAAGATTTAATGTCTAATGTATCTGAAAGTCAAAGACGTAGAGCTGCTTCAGAATTGACTTCAGGTTCTGGATTTCAACATGATAGTTCAGGCAACATGGCTGCTAGAGGTGCTGGAGCAATAGCACAAGCAGGTTCTAATATTCCAGGTGCATACCAAGTTGGTTCTGCTTCTATGATTTCCAAACTATCAGGACAGAATAGAAAGATACAAGAGATGCTTGGTAATATTATGCTTGACCCACAAAAGACTGCAGATTTGTTTAAAGTTGGTAAACGTGATTCAGTATTTAAATCATTTAATAATAGTGAATTAAATAAAATACCTGGACTATTTGGGTACTTATTAGCTAATCAATATTCTGACTAATTTGTTTTATTTGTTTTAAGGTTTAAAATTTAATAACCTATACGCTAGTATTAAAATAATATAATCGTTTAAACTAGCGTATATTTTAGCCTATATTTAATCTATTTATTCCGCTAGTTTATCTCTAAAAGCTATAGCAATCGGGTGGAATGGAGTGCCATTATTTGTTAGTTCAAAATATTCAACAGTAACATATTTTCCAATATAATTTTCATAATTATTTAATATGTACTCTTTTTCTTTTATGGTTCCTGGAGCACTAACTCTAAAACTTTTACCTTCATTTGTAACACATTCAAGTATAGCCCAATTATCAATACTACTGTGAACAAATACAATTTCAAATTCATCATCAAAACATTTTTTTACTTTTATTAGCGAATGACTTCTTTTACCATCTTCATATCCATTATCTCCTTGTCTGATTATTAATCCTTCATATCCTTTATTGATACTATTCATCAATTCATCTTTTACAGATACTATTTGTGATATATGTTTTGTTCTAGCAAGTATTATATTTGGAATTGGTTTATGTGGCGCATCTGTCAAACTAAGCAGTCTTAAGTATCTTTCAGAATATGGAACATCTTTTATCATATCATATGCTATAAAATCAAGATTAGCAGTATTCTGTTGTTCACGTTTAATTAGACTTGATATTGTTTGTAGTGATATGCCATGTTTGTATAATTCACCATCTATAAATTCACCTTCATCAAGTTTTATATTATCAGTAATATGTTTGATTGAAGTTATCAATTTTCCATTTCTTGAATATGCTATTATATTACCATTAACATTTCCTATTATACATCTATGTCCATTATATTTATGTTGAACAAATGAATATTTTAAATCTACATTAGCAACTTGATCATATCTTTTAGCTAACATAGGCTTTGGCAGACCAAGTGAATTTGTTGGCCTTACAAAAGTATTTTCTATATCAGATGAATAACCTTTATCTCTTTGTTTAGATACTCTTGATGCAATTCTTGATAGCACTTGATCTTGAGTTGTTCTACCACCTTTGCCTTCATTAATTATTTCTACTTTTGTTTGCATTGATCCTCCTAGTTGGCCATGGTGTATTACAATATCATTTCCAACTGCCTCAATACTCCACACTCTAACTTTTCCAGTATTGTCTTTCATGTACATAGTTATAGTTGAATTCATCTTATCTCCAAACATCTAAGTTAACAATATGTTTAATAGTTATCATGCGCCAATCTGATTTTATATTTCCTCTGATTATAACCCATGTTCCTTCTTTTAATTCTTCTGCTAGTTGTTTACCACCTAGTGTTTCATAATCTGTATGTCCAACCATACACAGAATTGAATCAGTATCATCTTCAACTATAAGTTTTAAATAAAATTGATCTTTATCTACTTTACTCCCTCTTTTAGTTACAGCTTGATAATCATTCCTATCTCTTAAATCTCTTGTTATAATCTTACCAATTAATATATATTCACCTTTACCTTCAATATCTTTTATAAATGCAGGCTTTTTATCTAATCCATATGATACTGGGTCACTATATAAATTACCCCATTTTTCTTTGCAAGGAAACAATATATCAAAATCAGTAATAGGATCAACAAGTTTATTCATAACTGCTTTAGTTGGTGCTTTACCAATATTTCTATCTGATATAATCTTTTTTGCTTTTGATACTCCCAATCCTTTTATGTTTGTTAATCCCCCTAATAGTTTACCATTTGAAACAGTCCAATTAACATCTGATTCATCAGGATCAACAGCTATATATTCAAATCCTTCATTCTCAACAAAATCTCTTAATAGTCTAATTGCTGAATCTACACTTCTAGCATTATTAAGATTTGCTACAGCAAACTCAAGCGGATAATTAGCTTTAAACCAAGCAGTCCAATAGCTAACTAATCCATAAGATACTGCATGTGATTTATTGAATGTCCAAGAACCAGTTGCTGCTATATCATGCCATAGCAATTCTGCATCACTTTGGCTTACTTTATTTTCTAATGCTCCAGCAATAAACTTTTCTTTGAACTTGCTAAAAAATTCATCACCTAAAGATTTAGATGCTGCCTTTCTTAGATTGGATACATCCTCCCAAGACATTCCTCCAATCTCTTTTGCCATACTCATCATTTGTTCTTGATATACTACAATACCCATAGTGCTACCAGTTATTTTCCTATGTGCTTCTGATCTGTATATTGGTTGTTCTTTACCAGTTTTATATTTAATATATCTACCAGTACCACCAGAGTTAAGTGCACCAGGTCTAGCAAGAGCAGTAATTGCTACTATATCATCAAATACATGAACACCCATTTGTTTTGTAATGATTCTTAAAGCCTGACCCTCAAATTGGAATATACCATTTAATCTCATGCTATTAAATAACCTAAATGTTTTGAAATCATCTAATGGTATTTTATATACATCTGATACAGGCATATGAATCATATTACATACATCTTCAAGTATTGATAATGTTCTTAACCCAAGAACATCTATTTTGAGTAAATCAATATACTCAGCATCTTTCTTATCCATCATGATTACACCTTCTCTTACATTCACTCCAGAGTAATCAGTTAATGGTTTATTACTTACAATTATACCAGCAGCATGTTTACCAGCATGACTAGCATGATTTTCAATTTCTGATACAAGTGACATTGCTGGGTATTTTTCAATAAAAGTTTTACCAACATCTGTTCCTTCAAGTGTATCAGATATACATTGTGCTGCTCTAGCATCTCCACCACTTCTTTCAATTATTGAATCTTTTAATTCAGTAGTTTCAAAAGGTGGTATATTAAGTGCCATAGCAAATTCACCTATAGCATATTTTGCTTTAAACCTATTAATATTTGCTAATGATGCTACATTACTTTCACCATATTTATTTATAAGATATTTGATAACAATATCTCTTTTCGTATCTGGAAAATCAATATCTATATCAGGCAAATCAAATCGGTTAATATCAATAAATCTTTCAAAAATTAAATCATGCTCAAGTGGATCAATTTCAGTTATATCCAATAAATAGCATACAAGACTACCAGCAGAAGAACCACGACTTGGACCAACTAATATGCCTTGCCTTTTAGCATACTTAATCATATCAGATACTATCATGAAATAATCTTCATATCCTTTTGATTTGATCAAATCTATTTCATAATTATATCTATCATTGTATTTTTTATCATTTAACAAATCTATTTTACTACTTTTAATACACATAGAAACAATATTGTCTCTACCTGTATACTTTACCATATCAGCTTTTTCCAAATTAGCATTACACTCTTCTGCTACCAAATGAGTGTTAAGCATAGAAGCATATCCAAAATAAGCAGTAACTTCTTCTTCTGATAATACGTGCAATGGGTCACAATCAGTTTCAAATGAATATGATCTTCCATCTCCTCTTTTTGATGATCCTGCCATTAACTCATATACATCTCTATCAGATTGTTTCAAAAATCTATTGTCATCAATATACACAGATTCACTTGATTTAATTTTGTCAGGTGTATTAAAATTGATAGCAGTATAATCGAATTCCAAATCAGAAGTATCATTACCATTAATTTTTATAATATTATCAGATATTTTATTAAAATCATTTACAGATATTCTAGGTATGTAATAAAATTGTTCCCAAGCTAAACTTGTTAGTTTGTAAATTTCCTTTAATCCATCATTATTCCTAGCAAGTAATATAACCGCTTTACCTTTATATTCAAAACGCTCCTTAAGGTGTTCTACAACCGTTAATCGCACTCCTAGTATAGCTTTTTTGCCTACTTTTTCCATAGCCTTTACAAAAGGTATATGGCCATAAGTATTATTATCATCTGCGATACCTATTGCATCTCCATCTAATTTAATTATTTCATTAATTGGAGCAAAAGCTTTTTTGAAACTAAATTCAGACCTTACTGCTAAATGTATCATAATATAATATCTCCACGTTTCATCATTTCAATAAAACATTCTGATTGAGCCATAACATCATTTTTTGCTCTATGTGCATTTAACAATTCTTTGTTGAATAAATATTTATATAACTTACCAAGATTTAATCTATAGCCTTCATAATGTTTGCTTTTCTTAACAGTACATATATCTTTTTTTGGCCATGGAAAATTTAATACTTTATCAATTCGCATCAATTCATTACCTAACATGTTTTTATCAAATGATAAATTATGGGCTGTAAATATATCAACTCCATTCATAAAATCTGCTATCTCTTCATATGCTTCTGGAAATGTTTTAGCACCAATTAAATCTTTATCTCTGATTCCAGTAATCTTTGTTATTATTTCTGGAAGTTCAATAGGTGGTTTTAAATACATTTCAAGTGTATCAACTACTTCAAAATCTTCAGTGAATTTTAATAAAAATATTTCAATAATATATGGTTGCTCATTTATACCACAAGCACCAGGCTTTAGTAAACCAGTTGTTTCTGTATCAAATGCTACTATCTTTTTCATCATACTCAAGCTCCAATAATATGTTTAATAAGTGTATAGCTTTTTTAATATCAAGCTTACCATTTTTGTTTCTATGTCTAACAACATATTTTATAACACTTGCTTCTATAGCAGGTATTCCATTATGGTAGCAGAATTCAATTGGTTGTATCTTTAATCCTTTATAATGATTACCATCTACTTGCTGTTGTAATGCACTCATTTCATTGTTACTCCATTAATTGCTACTGGATTGGCTTGGTGTGTATTCAAATCCCATGCAATCTGTATTGCTAATTTTTTAGTAGATGGTACTTTTACTGTAAAATCTTGAATTGGACATTCTGTATATCTAGGGAAACAGCATATACCACTATCAACACAAGCTACATTAATCATATCAATTGCCCATGGATGAACTTTGGCAACTTCATTTCTCATTCTTTTGAATACTTCTTGATACTCACCTTGTGAGCGGTAACACAATCTTACCTTAGCAGTTTCATGCATAGTTCTTAAATCAGTTCCAACTATTATACTTGTAAGAGTATCAATTGGTAGAACACCTCTAGCATCTTGAATTTGTATTCCTCCATCTATCATTTCTGAATATTTTTTAACAGAAGTTTCAACTGCAAAATCATACTCTTCACACATTCCTTCATTATAAAAATTAGCATCTCTAACATCTACTGCTCTCATAGATTCTTGAGCATAATTTTGAGTTCTTGTTCTTGTTAACTGCTGAATGAATCCTCTACTAACTTCTTTCAATTCAAATGTATATTTAGCAAATTCAAAAGATGATTTTATTGTATCTTTCATATAAGCATAATGTTCCATTT